TTAGCTAGATTTGGTGTTGCCATATTTTAATCTCCTTTTAAATTAATATCCGAAAACTAAAGACAATGCAATAGCTTTTCCGTCTGTTGTTATTTTTTGTGTAGAACTAGTGCCATTAGCATTAGTTAATTTACCAACTCCAGAGCCTTTTGGCACTAAAGTAAGGTCAATATTTGTGTCACCTCCAACTGCAGAGAGAGTAGGACTATTACCAGTTGCTGCGTTTGTTATGTCAAAATGGTTGACTGCAGAGGCTGTTGTTTGAAATTGTAGTTGTTCGTTGCCATTTTCGTCTCTAATTCCATGGTCATCGTCAAAATCAATCATAAAAGAATTAGTATCCAAGTTACCACCTAATTGTGGTGTAGTGTCATCTACGACATCTCCACCAAACGCAACAGAAACTATATTTGGATTTACACCATCATCTGCCTTTGCATATGCTAAAATAGTTTTACCGTTTGCAACAGTAGCGGAGGTTCCTGATCCAGTTACATATTTAAATACGACATCTTGTGAACCAGAGGTTCCATTTTTTAAAAGGTAAAGTTGTTGAACATCTAAAGGTATTGTAACATTTCTAGATGCTGTTAATGTTCCAGTAAATTCTATAACTCTGTGTGCAAGAGTTGCACCTGTTGAACCATCTGATACAGAAAGAGTTGTATCTCCAGAATCAGATACAGCTTGTGAAGCTGTTCCACCAATTGCTTGTTCTACAATTTCTAAATTAGTGTTTGTTTTTGTTCCCCAAGTACCAGCATTTTCACCAGTTGCTTGTTTTTCTATACCCAGAGGGGTGAATGTTGATGCCATAATTTTCTCCTATGCGACGTCACTATATGTTATATTTGAACCTGTTGCAACATCAGAATATGAGATATTTGATCCAGTGTCAACAGCTTGATATGCTTGAATTCCAAATCCTGTTGATGTTCCAAAAGTTGCTACTGAAGCTGTTACTTGTTGACCTGTTAATCCCACTACATCTGCTGGTGTTATTGATCCAACATTAAAGCTTGCTGAAACTCCTGTAACACCCATAACATCCGCAGGACTAATCAAACCTAAACTAGAAGTTATTGTTTGACCAGAAAGATTAATTATTGGACTTGAATTAATGGTTATTTCTCCAACACCACTTGTTGATGAAACACCTGTGAGCCCCATTACATCTGCGGGTGAAATAGATCCAACTGAAGAGGTTGCTGAGACTCCTGTTACTCCCATTACATCTGCAGGTGTTATTGAACCAACACTTGAACTTGATGATACCCCTGTTAAAGAAAATGCAACATTACCAATTATCGTAGTTGATCCAACACTTAAAGTTGCAGATACACCTGTTAATCCCATTACATCTGCAGGATTTAAAACAAATTGTCCCCAACCTTGTTCTTGACCCCAGGCACCATCACCAAAACTAGATCCAATACTAAGACCTGATGTTATCGCATCAGGAGCTGTTAATGAAACTATCTCATCACCTACATCACCCCAAGTTGATGCAGCATCATTATAAGGATCTGCACCCCAACCTTGTGTAATAGGATTTTGTGTTCCCCAACGTCCTTCGTTCCAGGTTGTGCCTGATTGGTTCCAAGTATTGGGCATAAGGATCTACCTCCTTATGCTAGTCTTATGATTGCGTTAGTTGCGTCAGCTGTTGGAAATTGAATTGTAAAAGTTCCACTTGTTACAGTTTTATCAGACCCAAAGCTATTGCTGCAACTGCTTTGTTAGATTCTGATGAATTATAAATTAAAGCACCGTTTGCTGTAAAAGAGGCAGATGTAAAACTCACATCAGCAAAATCACAAACAGCCGTTGTGCTATCAGTTGTTGGTGTTACACTTGTCAGTGTCGCTCCACCTGATGTGTATGCGGTTCCAGATGAGTTTGTAATTTCATTAGATGTTGAAAAAGCTGTTGTGCCAGCGCCTAATGTCGCTGAACTCGTGAATAAAGCTATTTTAAAAGTATCACCAGTTGTGGCTGTAAAATCATGAACTCCTTTTAAAAGTTCTACTTTAAAACTTGTGCATATCGCTGATGTTATTGCCATAATTTTTCTCCTATGGGTTTACTGAATTTATTGGTATTCGAACAGTGCCATCTGTATAGTCATCTCTTCGTCTTCTACCAACTTGTTCATTAGCAAACTTCTGTACTTCTTCTTTATATTTATTTTCATATAAAGTCAACATGTCTATCGGACCTTTTAAAAATCCATATGTCTCTGATAAACAACAATATAGTAACCCATTTGGAAAGTTAAGACTAATATAGTTAGTATCATTATTTTCTAATAACACAGGCATAAAATTAAAATGTATTCTAAATTTATATGCTTGATCTGGAGTAGGAGCTAAAGCTATACGTCCTGAAGTAGTGTCGGATTCCCCTGTTGCTCCACCATACATTGCATAATATTTAGGTTTACCCCTTTTTGCAGACTCAGTAGAAGGCACATATTCTTGTAAATACGTATAATCTTTTTTTTCTAAATATGAATTAGAACCTGTTACAGCTGATGTAGAATCATAAACTTGTATGCTCCTTACAAATAAACACCCTGCTGGAGCGTTAAACTGATCTTGACCTGCAACCATTGATCCTGTTTGTTGTTTCCTATCTGCATCAATAGGAACCTCTCTCATTATTCTATATTGTGCATTTAAAATAATATTTTCTAAAACTGCATCTGTTAGAACATTAGAGTCTGTTTCTGTGTAACTTCTTATTTGTGTTTTCAGTCCTGATGCACTTAATCCTGCCATTATGCAACTCCTGCTATCTGCCTACAAATAGGACAGCTTTTTTTAAATCTGTTATGTGTCCCACACTTTACAGCTTTTCCATTTATATCTTCATAAATTGGAGTTTCTGGTTCTGCTGAATCCTCATACAGTTGTAGGTGTTCATCCTTTTCAGGACATGAACATTGTTTAATGCCAAATAAATTAGCTATGAAATTTTTTAATTTTTTTATCATGGTATTATCGTAACTGGTCCTGCAGACACAGTTGGTCCTCCCGAATCCTCTGTTATACTAGGAGTTGCACCGAGTGTAAATGTATATTTATCTGTTGTAGTTACCGTTATACTAAATCCTGATGCGTTTTCATAAGTTGTAAAAGCTACTCCCCCAGGGCTACCTTGAACATTTCTAAATCTTACAGTATTACCAGTGGATCTTCCGTGATTTGGTTCTGTTACCGTAACAGTTTGTGAGCTTGCAGTTGTAGAAAAAGGATTATTACCTAACATAGCAGCAACAACAGGTTCTGTTCTGCCTGGTCTAACATTCCTTAATGATATAGCATCGCCATTCATAGGTTTTGGCTCTAGCTGTGGTTGCTTTGGTTCAAATTCAGATACATGCACAAAAGACCCATTCCACTCTCTAACCATTTCTCTATATGGAAATTCCATACCTGATCTGTCTGAGATTGCTTTTGCGTATTTACCTGTTGCGTATTTTGCCATTATGCTCCTGGGTAGTATGCTTTTGGAGTAATGTAAGTGCTAGATGCAGAACCATCCTCTGCTAAAGCTCTTGCAAACTCATCCTCATAAATTAATTTTGTTGCTTGTGTCATTTGTGGCATATATTTCATAGATAAATAATATGCTAATCCTGATACCATACAAGGCACAAATCTAAATGGAACGTCAGTTGCATTTGTATAATCACCTACATCCTGTATTCTTTTTATATAATAAAAATGCATATCTTTAGATGCATTTGTGGAGTCTGGTGTTGGGTAAATATGCACCCTAACTTTATCAATAAATCTTTCTACCCAATATTGATTAGGTGTTCCTTTCGATAATTTGTTAGAAAAACCTGCATAAGTAGATCTATCTACTTTTGTCATAGGTGAATCTGATTGTGTTGTTTGAGTTCTATTGGATCTTAATTGTGCTTCAAGAACATCGGACATTCCAAATACGTTTGATGGTGTGGACACAGCGCTTGTACCGTCATCGCTAGATCTAAAAAAATCATACTCTGCTTGACCTTCGATTAAATCCATATTGAGTTCATCTACTTCCCAATAGTGAATACCTCTATTGCCCCATTCTTGAAATAATATATTTAATGTTCTTCTAGCATTTTTTAGTTGATAACCAGCAACGTTTTGCTGTCCTATGCGCTCAAAAGCTTCTTCTATTATTTCATCAATAGCAAAAGTTTTATCAAAAGTTGTTGTTCCTGAGGTAGTGTTAGCCATTTGACCTCCTATCCGTCAAAGAATACTGTAACGCTTGTTACTCCATCCCCTACATTTAAATATGCACCACTATCAAATACAACACCATCATCTGGTATGTATGGATCAATGAAGTCATCTTGATTAGGTGTGTCTAATTCTAACAAAATACTTCCTGAAGTAGAACTATTTCTAAAAACCATAGATCCTGCTGTTGATGAGCTAACTCCATGTAAACCTCTAATTCTAGTTCTACCTGGTGTAACTATGCCCTCTGTGGCAGTTCCTGTAATACCAATAGAAGTATTCGTGCTTACAGCTGCATCCGCTGCAACTTGAGTTACAGTTAAGAATTTATTTGTAGAGGTTACAGTGTTATTGTTAGGACCATTGATAGCCTCAGTTTGTGCATCTCCATTAAGATCTGTTCCAGTAATTGTCATTTCAACACCAGAAATATTTCCTGTAGAAGTGAAAGTAATAGTTTGAGGTAAATTACCCACTGTTGTGTTAGCTAATGTAAAATTACCAGCACCACCTAAAGTTTGAGCAGCAGCTATATGAGTAGTCGATGCACCAATCAGTTTAAAATGTTTTGCTTTTATATCTGTTGCCATTTTTTCTCCTTAAAATTAATATGTGGGGCTTTAGCCCCACATTAAATTAATTAGTTAGTGTTGTTTATTTGCTGAGTCCAATAAATGTTTAACACACCTTCTCCAGCAGTTAAAGCATCATCTGTTTTAGCAGAAATAACAACTACTTTATCCATCTCGTAACCTGATGCGTCATCGTCTGAAACGTTCAAACAATTTTTCATCTGAGCCAGTGATTGATCCATTCCAGTTGGAATGTGATGCGAAGCAATAGCTTTTACATCGTTGTCTGAATCACCTGCAAAGTAATCAAGATCTAAACTGTTAAGAGTTGCTCCTGATGCTTGTGCAACATTAGCACCGATTTGCATGTCAAAACCAGCTGTATCAAAAGCCTCGTTAACTACAAATCTAATATCATTAATTCTAGAAAATTTAGGAATTACGATATTATTCGCT